AAATATATACTCCATTGGTGGTGGTATTGTAAGTAGTGAAAAGGGTATATACTCCAAGGGTGTGTCCACGAATTCAGGTGAAAGAGGTGTACACACAACAGGTAGTATTGACCAGTTTAGTCAGAGAGATATTTACTCTAAAGGAATTAGTACTTCTAGTTCCGAAAAGAATATACATACTGTTGGTAGTATAGAACAATCAAGTGAAAGGGATATATACACAGACGCTAAAGACACAGGAAGTTCTACAAGAGATATATACTCAGAAGGAAAAGCGTTTGGTTCTACTACTAGGAGTCTTTACACCACAAGTGTGCCAGTTACTTCAGAGCGAAACCTACACACCATAGGTTCAATAGACGAAAGTTCTACTAGGGATATTCATACGATAGCAGACGATACAGCCAGTTCTACAAGAAGTTTATACACTACAGGTAAGGAAATTAGTTCTAGCGAAAGAAGCATTTACACAGACTCGGTAATAGTAGGGAGTTCTCAGAGGAGTTTATATACATATGCCAATCTCCCAGAAGACCAGGCAGAAAGTTCTAGAGATATATATAGTAAAGGAACTGATACCTCTAGTTCAGAGAGAAGTTTGTACACAATGGGTGGTATTGATATAGATAGTGAAAGAAGTATTTACTCAGACGGTAAGAATACAGGGAATTCAGATCGCAATCTTTATTTATTAGGAGTTGACACGAGTTCGTCAGAAAGGAATATTTACTTAGCAGGAGTAGAAACAAGTTCTAGCGAAAGAAGTATTTACACAACTTCAGATGATACAGGTTCAAGTGAAAGAGGACTTTACAGTATAGGAAAAGCATTCGGTAGTACTATTAGAAGTATATACACAATAGGGAGTATAGACACTAGTTCAGAAAGGAATATTTATACAATCGGAAGTATTGACGGTGACAGTGAAAGAAATCTTTACTTTAGTGGTATAGACACTTCGGATTCTCAACGCAGTTTATATCTACTTGGAATCGATACCAGTTTTTCAGAGAGAGATATTTACACAAAGGGTTCAGAAAGTGGTGATTCACAAAGAGATATTTATTCTGTGGGTGGAGGAATTGTTAGTAGTGAAAGGACAGTTTACTCTAAAGGTTCAAGTTCTGACAGTTCGGAAAGAGGTATTTATTCTAAGGGACAATCTGCAACAAGTGAAAGAAGTATTTATACTTTAGGGTGTTTACAAGAAAGTTCTACTAGAGAATTATATATAACAGGTATAAACACAGGTTTTTCAGAAAGAGGACTATATTCAAACGGTATAAATACAGGGGATAGTGAACGAACTCTGTATACTCTGGGAGGTTCTGTAGGCGATTCTAATAGGTCTATTTATACGATTGGTAGTATATATATATCTGAAGAGAGAGGGGTTTATTCTAGTGGGTCAGAAACAGACAGTTCAGAACGAAATATTTATATTTACTGCGATACTGCAATAAGTTCGGAGAGAAATATTTATACAAGTGCTAAATCAGTCGAAAGTTCGGAGAGATTGTTATATATAACTGCTGGCATATTGGGTAGCAGTGAAAGGAGTATTTATTCTAATGGTATAGGGGCAAGTAGTTCGGAGAAAGGAATTTATACTATTAGTAGTTTAGCAAATAACTCAGAAAGATTATTATATATTTGTGGAAAGATAACTGATAATTCGGAAAGAAGCATTTATTCTGCAGGTTATAGTACAGGAGATAAAGAAATTGGACTATATACTAAAGGTAAAATTACAGATAATTCAGAAAGATATTTGTGGATCAAGGGTGGTGAAAGTAGTCAAAGATGTGTTTACACTATAGCCAATAAGAATTATTGGCATACTGATAATAAACCTGATTGGAAAACAGACGACCAGGGGAATTGTCAAAAATGGTATAATATAGGAGATGAAAATTGGAATAATGATAATAGTAAATGTGCTACCGATTGGTCAGATGATGGTTCTGAAAAATGGGAAACGGATTCTATGAAACCTAAATGTTAATTTAATCAATAATAAAAATGGCAATAGAAACTAAAAGAGGGTATATTACAAAGTCAGAAGTTGAAGATTACTGTGACATTTCAATTACTGATGATGACGAAGCACTAGAGCGTATGGAATTAGCCGAAGAAATTATTGATAAGTATGTAGGGTTTCAGAATTCGTATCAGAGGTATGAAATAACTGGTGTTGCAACTGACGGGACTACAACTACTTTAATAGACACTTCTAGTGATTCTATATTAGATAGTAGTATTGACGGAAGGTATGTTAGAAGTGTTTTACATATTCTCTCAGGAACTAATGAGGGAGAGGAGAGATTGATAACTGCTCACGACACCAGTGAATCTACTGTAACGGTACATAAAGCGTTTACAAGTACTATTGATTCTACATCTGTATATAGAATATACCAATTAGCAAAATTCCCTAGGGCGAAAGATGTGAAATTTATAGATGATGTCATTTACAAGTTTATTCCTGAACAGGTTAAGAGGGCGTGTTTAGCACAAGTAGAATATATGATTGAAATGGGGGATGACTTTTTCAATAGTGGTGCAGATAAAAAATCAGAAGATATAGATAATTATAGATATGATATACCTAAGAGTGTTAATAGATTAGTCGCACCTAAAGCAAGAGAATACTTGCAGGGAATAATGAATCGAAAAGGTAATTTGACTATATAAAAAATGGTATATAACAATTGCGTAACAATTTATGGTGAGGATAGTAGGAATTCTTATGGTGAGCAGGTATGGGGTAGTGGAACACAATATAAGGCAAGAGTAATAGAAAAGTCAGACGAAATACTTGATTTAAGGGGTGAAAGAACTATGAGTGATATTTTAGTTCATTTACCTTTGGGATTATATGACGATGTGGAAGTAGGGCAAAAGGTTGGGTTCTCAGGAACTAATTATATTGTACTGGGAGTATCTAAACCTAAAAACGAGGTTGGTCATAATAGGGATATTAAATTGACCTGTAAGAAATATGGCGAAAGTTAGAATAGTATGGGAACACGATGTTCCTAAAAATGTAAAGAAAGTAATACAGAAAACTGTTGAAGGTTTGTGGGAAGCAAGTAGGTTAGCAACTGATGTTATAGGAAATGAATCTCATATGCAGACACCAATAGATACAGGTACATTAAGGCGAAGTTGGTTTACTAAACCCCTATTATCAAAGATAGGTTTTGGGTTTGGTTACAGAACACCCTATGCAGCAAGATTACACGAACACCCAGAGTATAAGTTTAAGACTCCTGGTACTAAGGCGAAGTATTTAGAAGACCCAATAGAACAAAATTTAGGAGATTGGCAGGGCAAATTTTTATCTAAACTTAAATCGGTAACACAATGACACATCCAGCATTAGAGGTTGCAGAATTCATAGAGGATCAGGGGTATGCTACATTAGGAACTGACCTATTTGTGGATAGATTGCCTGATTTAGATAATGATTGTACAGTGGTTTATACAACTGGGGGGCAGATACCTGACATATATTTACCTATACCAAGTCCTAATTTTGAAATACTTGTAAGAAGTGATTCTGCAGAAACTGCGTATGAAAGGATTAGTAATATAGTTGATGATTTACACCAGTCATTTAATACGACTTTGGTGACTGGTGGGAATTATTACTATTCTATTCTTTTATTTGGGGAAATAAATTCTCTAGGTAGAGATGAAAAAGGTAGGATAGAATATAGTGCGAACTTTAACTGTAAAGTAAGAGGACGCTAAATATGTTAAAATATAGTGGTAAAGCATACAAGGAGTTAAGGTGTCCTAAGTGTGGAACTTTACTACTGGAGGAGTATATTTACAACGGAAGATTAAGGATAAAATGTCCTAAATGTAAAGAAATAATCACCGTTGAGTTTAAATCTCCTATTAGGAAAATGGTTATATAAATTAAGAAGATATTCTTATGAGTGACATTACGAATGTAAAATTGGGGATATGTTCTGTAACATTTGATGACACAGATTTAGGTCATACAAAAGGTGGGGTTACAGTTACATACGAACCTACATATCACGATGTTACTGTTGATGCTTACGGAGAAACAGTAGTTGACAAAAAACTCTTAGGTGAGAGGTTAGTGGCAAGAGTTCCACTAGCAGAGTCAACTTTAGCAAATCTTCAAGTTGCTATCCCAGAGGGAACAACTAGTGGTAGTAAACTCACTATTGGTTCATCTGTTGGTGACGCACTATCTGATGAAGCAGCAGAGTTGGTTTTACACCCATCTGCAAACGCTTCAGATAACCTTGATGATGATGTTGTGTTTCATACAGCAGTAGTTGCTTCAACTATTGAATTACCTTATGTCAATGATGGCGAAAGGATAATTGAAGTTGAATTTGTAGCACTACTTGATGAGAGTAAGTCAGACGGTAATTATTTAGGTTTTATAGGTGACAGCACCAGCTAGTATATAATTTTAGCAGAGAACCCCTAGAGGGTCGCTAAATATGAAAAAGAAGGTTACATTAAATGAAAAAGAGTACGAACTCAAACCTGTTGAATTAGGTGTTGCTTTAGATGCATTAGAAATTGTAGAGAAATTACCTGACACTATTAAAGAGTTAGACCTAGAGAACGAACAGAATACAGTTAAAATAGCAACGAAATTGTTAATCACTTCTAAGGATGATATGTTTCAACTACTTTCAATGTTAAGTGGTTTAACTATTGATGAAATCAGCAGTTTAAGTATTAAAGAAACTCTTATATTGTTTAAAGTTCTTTTAGAAATAAATGAGTTAGACGAAATAAAAAAATATTTCGGAGAGATAGCAATGCAGTTCAAAGGAAAGAAGGAGTAAGCAGGTCTTGGTTTTATGAAATTATTGATTTACTTGCTTATAATTATGGGTGGACTGTTACATACATACTAAAAAATGTTACACTCGTTGACTTGATTGGTTATTTGTATGCTATAAGAAAAAGAGTGCGTAGTGATTCTCTCCTAAGATTGGCAATAACTCATAACCCTTACTCTGAAAAACCTAATGAACTTTTTAGAGCATTAAGAGATGAGGATGATAGAACTGATGATATAGACAGGTCTAGTATTGAGAAGTTAAAGAAAGAACTTAAAAAATCTAAAGTTATTAAAGTAAAATAAATGGCACAATTAGGTGAAATAACAGCAAAATTAGTTGCAGATATTAAAGATTTTGAAGCAAAGATGAATAAAGCGTCTACTGATGTAGATAAAATGTCAGGTAGTGCAGAGAAATCTACTAGTAAAGTTGGTGTGGCAATGAGTGCTATAGGTAGTGCAGCAGTTGTTGCTGGAACAGCAGTTGTAAGTGCTTTCGCTTTAATAACAAAGACAGGTATAAATGTTGCAGGTCAATTAGAATCAGCAGAACAAGGTTTTAAAGCATTGTTGGGTAGTGCAGACGAAGCAGGTAAGGTTATGGATCGAATTAAGCAAGAAGCAAAACTTACTCCGTTTGAACTTACAGGTTTAACTGCAGGTGTTCAGGCATTAACTGCAATAACTAAAGATGGTGATAGGGCAATAGATATTTTGTTAGATGTTGGGAAAGCAGTTTCAATTAGTGGTAAAGGTTCTGCAGAATTAGATAGAGTTATTTATAACCTACAGCAAATTTCTGCTACTGGAAAGGTAACTGCTATGGACATAAGGCAGTTTCAAAGTGCTATCCCTATATTTAACGATATAATTGCTGCTAATGGACTTACAGTTGAAAAATTACAAGAGTCGGAAAATGCTGCAGAATTGTTGTTTGAGGCATTTCAAAAAGCAGGTGCAGAAGGAGGAATTGCTGCAGAAGGATTTAGTTCACAGGCAGGAACTTGGCTACAGTTAGTTTCTAATATGAAAGATAGTTGGGCTATATTTACAGCCGATTTCGTAGAAAAAACAGGAGTATTTGATATAGCAAAAGAGGTTATAGAAAAGATTACCAATTTTATGGTAAATGATATGACACCTGCGATAGTAACTGTTAAAGAGTGGTTTGAAAAAACTTGGCAAACAATCACTGAATATTGGGAATTATATGGTCAACCTATATTTGATATGATTGTTGAGTTTATTGAAAACACTTTAGTGCCTGCGTGGGAGTACTTAAAAGAACAGATAGTTAAAGCGTTAGAAGATTCAGGGTACAGTATGGAAGATGTTAAGAAAATTCTTTTGGTACTTGCTGCAGTTATTGGAGGTACTTTAGTTGGAGCAGTATTAGTTATTGTGGGTGCTTTATCAGGACTTATATTTGTATTTGGTAAGGTTATTGACTGGTCTAGTAAAATGAGAACTGCTGTTGTTGAAAAGTTTAATGAGATAAAAGAAAAGATACAATGGCATATAGATAAAATTAAGGGAATATTTAACGCAAGTTCTTTTAAGGAGGGACTACTTAATGCTATGAAGTATCCGTTTCAGGCGTTTTGGCACTGGGTTTCAGGATTGTTTGACAGAATAAGAAAGAAAATACAAGACGCATTAGATTTAACTAAAAGGCATAGTCCGTCTGTAATTGATGTGCTTTCTAGTGGGGTAGATTTAGCAGAAAAGGAAATTGAAAAACTAAATGATATGACAATATCACCTGTTTCAACTGTTAGTCCTAATTTCTCAGGAGTTGCTGGGGGTGGAATAAGTTTAAGTATAAATATGGCAGGTGCTAATATAAGTAGTCCAGAAGTTGCACAAGAGTATGCAGAAAAAATTGGAGATGCTATTGTAGGTAAACTTAGAACTAATAGGCGAAGTTATGGCTAGTTACACATTAACAATAGATGGTACGGATAGAGCAGATGACGTTAAAAATGCTTCTATTAAAATTACTGATGTAATAGGTTCTGGTGCTTCTACTATGATATTCACAATAGAGAATCATAATAGTTCTACTGTACCAGGATTAGATGATGAGGTAATGCTAACACAGAGTGGCAGTAGACTGTTTGGTGGCAGAATTCTTAGAGTTAACCCTAGACAACTTGGTTCAATGCTTGTGTGGGATATTAACTGTGTTGATTATACGAGAGATTTAGATAGAAACCTTGTAGTTGAGGGATATCAAGATATGACAGACAAGGCAATTATAGAAGATATTATAGATAACTACTGTGGTGGTACTGGAATTACTTATGATAGTGTAGTTGAAGGCATTACGATATCTAGTATTGCTTTTAGTTATATGCCACCCTCAGAGTGTTTTAGTAAAATTTGTAAACTTACAGGTAGAGAGTGGTATATAGATTATGATAAAGATGTTCATTACCAGGTAAAGACTAGCGAACACGCACCATTTAATATTAGTTGATAAATTATGAGTGATACAGGGTGGGTAAGTCCAGGGACAACTTCAAACGATACAAGTATTGGGACTGAAAGTTGGACAGACACTAATAATGCAAAAACTAGTGATGATAATTATGCAACTGTATATTTAGATAATCTGGTCGCTGTAATCTCAGATTATAGTGTGAAATTAGTTAAAGGTGGAACTATTGGTGGGAACAACAAAGCAACGGACACCGAATTAACTACGACAGATAATACAATTACTTATGGAGGGTCATCCGATCTATGGGGGCTTACACTGTCATATTCAGACGTTAATTCTACTAATTTTGGGGTAGTTTATTCAGCAACAGAGGATGAATCAAATGTTATTTCAAACTATTTAAAGTGTACGAACTTTGGGTTCTCTATTCCGACAGACGCTACTATAAATGGTATAGAGGTTAATATAGAACAATCAGTAGCTGGAGACTATTGTGATACTCAGGTTGATTGTGTTCAAATAAAAGTATATTACACAGAGATAGAGAGTTCAGAAAGAGATTTATATATACAAGGAACTTCAACTAGTAGTAGTGAAAGAGACTTGTATACGATTGGGAGTTTAACCAGTTTTTCTGAAAGAGATTTGTACACTTTGGGAATATCAGGAGGCAATAGCGAAAGAGATATATACTCTGCAGGGATTGACACTTCAGATAGTGAAAGAGGTATTTATTCCATAGGATATTATACGGATTCTAGCGAAAAAAATGTTTACTCAGTAGGGGAATTGGGTGGAAATAGTACTAGGTCTTTATATACTGACGGAATCTTAGACGGTACTGCGTTGTATAAAAACCTATCTTTAAATTTAGACAACTCTGCTGTAAGGAATAGGGTTTATGTAAGGGGTGGTACTTATTTATCAGATACAACAACTATTAAACAGGTTGCAGATGGGCAGCAGACAGTATTTTATCTACCAGAAAAACCCCATGAGATAACAGTAGCAGAAGGTGCAACCTCTAAAACGGTTGGCATTAAAAATATAGATAGTTATACTGATTATGACTATTTAGTAAACTATCAAGAGAAATATGTTGAAACAGATACTGCACCTGCTTCAAGTACGGTTATGACATTTACTTTTAAGTATGATATTCCTGTATTAGTAGCAGTTGAGGATAACGATTCAATAGAAAAGTATGGGCAGTTAGAATATATTATTTTTGACAAAGATATTGATACGGTTGACCAAGCAAGAGATAGAGCAAGTGCTGAATTAACTGATTATGCAGAAACGATTACAAGTGGCACTTTTGAAACTGAAACTTCTGGTTGGGTGGCAGGTCAATATTTAACAGTAGATTTGCCAGATTTAGATATAGATGAAACATTTGTAGTTAAACAGGTTGTTACTAGATCTATAGGTGGGGGAAATTTTACTTATTTTATCACTATAGTATCAGCAGAAATGTTAGGAATAATACATTTTCTAATAGGTTTGTTAGAAACTGACAAAAACTTTTTAGACATTTCTAGTGATGAGGTAGTAGATGAAATAAAAACTGTTACTGGGGAAACCTTTGAACTTACTGCAGGAACTCCGTCAATAGATTTGTCTACTGATGTGTTTAAGTATGATAGCAATGCAGATTGGGATGTAGCCGAATGGCAGACTTAAAATGGTATAATATATAGTATGAAAATTAAGGGTAATGTAAAACTATTAAAGAGAAATGTTTTAACTGATGAAGTTGAAATTAAGACATTACACAATGTTTCTTGTACTGCAGGGGCAGAGTCATTAGCAGCACGGATGGTAGGAGCAGAAAAAGGGCAGGTTACATATTTTGCACTAGGAACAGGAGCGAGTACAGGTGGAGATGCCCCAGCAGAAGCAGATACGACTTTAGATACGGAGTTAACAAGGAAACAGATAAGTGTAAGGACATCGTCTACTGATACTGCTAGTTTTAGGATATTCTTTAATACAAGTGAGGGAAACGGAAGTTTAACAGAAGTAGGATTATTTGGAGATGATGCAACCTCAACTACTGATAGTGGGACATTATTTGCAAGAGCAGCAATTAGCACAACTAAAACCGATAGTGAAACATTAACAATAGATTGGGATTTGTCTGTTGACGCAACTACTTAAATTGAGAAACTAAAAATATGGTTTGGGCTTCAAGCGATGTTAGTGCAGGTGACGATGTACTTGCAGAACAATATAATGATTTAAGAGCAGACACACAGGATGTTCTTGATGAAGCAGTACCGTTAGGTTCTATTACTATGTGGGCAGGTGGAACAGGGGATGTACCTAGTGGGTGGAATCTTTGTAATGGTGGTGCTATTAGCAGGACTACTTATTCTGATTTGTACACTTTAATAGGGACGACTTTTGGTTCTGGTGATGGTTCTACAACCTTTAATGTACCTGATATGAGGGACAGGTTTGTAGTAGGTGCAGGGACTTCTTATTCAAGAAATTCAAAGGGTGGAAGTAATACAGTTAATAGTTCACACTCTCATACGGTAAACTCACACTCACACTCAATAGCACAACACTCACACACAGTTAGTTCACATAGGCATTATACAGGTGCTCACTCTCATGGGTCTGGTTCTTACAGAGCAGAGATTGTAAGGACTTCTCAATACAATATGTATCTTAATCAAGCTAGTTCAAGTGGTTGGACTTCTGATACTTTAATCAACCTATACAACAGTTCAGGCAGTTCAACAGGTCAAAGTTCAGGGGTTGTTGTAACAGGTAGCTCAAGTTCTGCGAACGCAGGATATACCGACTATCAGAGTCCAGGTACAAGTACAGCAGGTGCTACAAGTACAGGTAATTCAAGTCCTAGTACAAATTCAGCAGGTTCAAGTTCACTAGAAAATAGACCACCATATATAGGTATGTATTACATAATCAAGATAGAATAATGCCGAAAAGATTATTAACAAAATACGGAATAAAAGTAAGAAAAGGTGAAAAGGTAGTTCTTAAAAGGGATACTTTAGTTAGGAAACCTAGACCTAAATCTCATACTACAAGCAGGGATAAAATAGAACAACTAATTAAACTAAAGAAACAGGGTAAAAATGGCGATTACGGAAGCAAGAGTTAAAGAACTAATAGAAAAAGAAACTAAAATAACTAAAGATTGTTTGGATAAATTGTCTAAAGATATGGCAGATTTGAGAGCAAGTCAAAGGAGAATTGAAAGGGTTTTACTTGGCGATAAAGATTATGAAGATAAAGGTTTAGCACATATGGTAAACTATTCGTATGATTATGCTAGGCGAAATACAGAAATGAGAGTTGTTGAGAGGGCAATACCTGCTTTAGAGTGGTATGAAAGAAATGAAAAAGAGGGTAAGTGGAAAATACTAAATGAAATTGTTGATAAGTATAAAGCGTTAAAATGGTTGTCAATAATAGTAACAGGTGGTGCAGCAGTAACAATAATTGAAATAGTTGTTGATTTAATAGAAAGGTTTAGTTAAATTATAAAATAATAAATATGCCTAAGAGAAAGGTAAACAAGTTCGGTAATAAGATTGTTGAGGGTTTAAAAAAGTTAGTTAAACCTGAACCTAAAAAGAAACCTAAAAAGAAAGCAAAGAAAGTAAAGAAGTCCAAGAAATAACTTTAGTTTTAAGTTAAATGGCAAAATTTGGTAATCCGTTTGGAGGAAGTAAACAGGTATGGATTACGCAGACATTACACGGTTCTAGTAATACTGCAATAGATTGTTATGGGTATAGATATCAGGCAAACCTACCTGTCTATGCGATTGCAGACGGTAGAATATTAGGCACAAGTCCTAGTTCAGGCAGTTACTGTTATCAGTCAGTAGATAATTCAGATTTTAAAGTTTGGTATGTACACACCCATAATTGGGCTAAAGCAGGTACAGTAGTTAAGAAAGGACAGAAGATTTGTGAAATAGCACCGAAGAGTAAAAATGGTGGATACCCAGAACACTTGCATTTGGGATTAACTCCTAAAGGATCTAATATTATGAATTACTTTGATAGAAGTATACCGTTTAGGACTAAATATTCTGATATAGCAAACAGTTGGTTCAAAAATGGAGTTCTCAATTGGAGTTTATTTAAGGATTTAAGTTATGAAAAAAATACTATGAGTATAGAAAAAGGTAGTAAATACGAATTTACTAACACGGACAGATTAAATGTAAGAGATAAACCTAATGGAGAAATAGTATTGCAATTACCAGAAAGTAAAAAGGCAGTAGGTGTGGCATTGACCAATGGAGTAAAAGACGGAAACTATAATTGGAATTTATATGCAGGAGTTGGGTGGGCAGGTTATATTGCTGAAGGTTGGAACAAGAAAACTACTAGAAGTATTACAGATGTAAATGGTAAAGCACCTGTATCTGACTGTTCTGCTCAAGAAAAACAAATTGCTGAACAAAAACAGGTTATAGATATATTAAACAAAGAAAAAAGTGCCTTAGAATCGAAACTAGGGCTTTGTACACAGGAAAATAGCGATATGAAAGCACAATTAGATGAGTTAAAAATAGAAATTGAGGAGTATAAGGTTGAAATAGAAAAAATAGAAGCACAAATTGGTGTAATTAAAGATGAAAACAGTAGATTGATTAGAGAAAAGGGAGAGTTAGAGTTAAAACTGTCAGAGTGTCAAAACAAATTAGAGCAAGGACAGGAGAACTTTATAAAAAAGATTACAGATTGGGTAGGTAATTTGTTAAGACAGATATTTGGAGAATAGTTTACTAGGAGTAATTTTATATGGAATTATGAGTGGGGGGTTATTAGCAGTATTTGTTATGATGACTTTTTATAGAGTATGTAATCCTAAGGAAGTAAATAATTTATTAAAAGATAAAAATGGCAGAAAGCAGAGTTAGATTTGTTGCAGGTAAAGCAGTCAATGCTAGTAAGTGGATTGTATTATCTGGAACAGCAACTTATTTTTTATCAGAATTGTTAGAAATTTTAGGTGAGTTTGAATTACCTAAATGGTTGTTTCTGATTTTATACCTAATAGTTAATGTTTCATTATTCGCTGTTGGTAAATATATAGAGAGTTGTAAAGAGTGAGTATAAAGAATTTCTTAAAAATATCTGCTATATCATTAGCAGTATGTATAGTAATTGCTTTAATGATAAATTACAAACTTGTTATCACGGTACTTGCTTCGTTTTTCTTATGGTTATGGCTTAAAATTTGTCTAGGACACTAAATTATGGAAGATGGATTGTATTATTCTGATGGAACTTTTAAAAGTTCAAAACAAATCAGGTATGAAAATATAGATGACCCTGTGTTAATCAGGGAAAAAACTAATGGTAGACAACCTAGTTTTTATGAGTGGGTTGATGAGTTTTCTAGGAGAAGGGACTTAAAAACAGAGGTAGAGGGTATACCGAGTGAAATTGATATAAAGGTTGAAACTAATGAACCGATTGTAATTGCTTTAATAGGCGACCCCCATACTGGAGGTTATGAAGTCGATTACGAGTTATTAGCACACGACATTGCTTTCATATCTCAACTTAAACAGGGGTATGTTATTTTTGGTGGTGATGTAATTGACGGATTCTTTTTTAATCCTGCTCAAGATTATATGATAGCAAGTTATAATCAGCAACGGATGTTTAGTCACAGTATGATACAAGAGGTTGGTGAAGATAAAATATTATACTTTGAGGAAGGCGACCACGATATGTGGAGTTCTCGTATGGGAACTACCGTTTATGATGAATTAAGAGATAAATACAACATACCAATAGTTAGGGGTGCAACTAAGGTTAATCTTCAGGTAGGAGAACAGGAGTATAAAATATTGTCAGCACACCAGTTGCCAGGAAGTAGTATGTATAATGACACTCACCCAGAGAACAGGGCAAGTAAATACGCAGTGCAGGGTGGAGATATTTATATCGGTTGGCATACTCATAAAAAGGGTATATCAGAACAAGTTACAGATACTTTTGATGGAGATATAAAACAGTTGTATGTATCTAACGGACCGTATAAGTTTTCAGATGAATATAGTAAGAAAAAAGGTTGGGCTTCACAAGGGGAAAAGAAAAGAGGTTGTGTATTTTTGAAATTATATCCATTTGAAAAAAGAGCGAACGCATATTATACAGCAGAGGAAGTTCTTTAAAATCCAACTAGAACCCATTAGGGAGAAAAGAGGTATGGTTGAACTACAAACAGGTAGTCAGAGAGAGGGACAAGGTGTGTCAATTTTGTGGAACGAAAGGAGGTAAAGGGAATCCGTTAACTGTGCATCATGTAAAACCTAGATGTCAGGGTGGGAAAAGTACTCCTGAGAATTGCATTTTGCTTTGTCAGCAATGTCATAGAGAATATCACAAAGAAAACAGATATCCTACTGGCAAACGAACAAGACGAAAGAAAAATAAAAGGAGAAAACACAGGTAGTTGGTAAAGGGGGAAGTATA